TAGATTTAGTGAATGATATTGTTACAAAAGGATGCATGATGGATATGGCAGAACAAATGCGAAAGAGAACAATCAAGTTAGATATTGAGCATGAATCATTCAGAGGCAAGAGTGAGATGGAGGCAGAGATAAATAAAACACTTATTCCTGCAGCAAAGATTGAAGATTTCTTAATTGATAAAAAAGGATTAAAAATTAGAGCAATGTTGAATAAACATATTTCAAGATTTAACGAAGTAAAAAATAGTATCAAGGATGGATTTATTGATGCCTTTTCAATTGCGTTTGTGCCAGTAAAAGAAACTATCGAGGAAAAGAATGGAACATCAATTAGAAAATTAGAAAAGATTAATCTCTTGAATGTAGCATTTACAGGAAACCCAATTAATACCCATGCAAGTATAGATAATGTTTTTATGAAAAGTTTAGAATTCTTAGATGAAAAAAATAAATTAAAAAAACCAAAACCACAACCTGATCCACACAAGGAACCAGATGAGGAAGATGAAGAAGATGAAGAAAAAGGAGAGGGAAAACCAAAGAAAAAGAAAAAACCCAAATCAAATTCAAACTCGAAAGAGGATGATACAATTAAATTAAAGGAGGTTAAAAATATGACAGAGGATAAAGAAACTGAGAAAGTTGAGGAAGCTAAAAAAGAAGCTGAAAAGGTTGAAGCAGAAGCTAAGGCTAAGGAAGAGAAAAAAGCTGAAAAAGAAGCCGCTGAAAAAGAAGCAGCAGATAAAGAAGCAGCAGATAAAGAAGCAGCTAAAGATGACGCTGAGGTTAAATCTTTAGGAGAGGAAGTAGCAGCATTGAAAGATGAAGTTGCTGATTTGAAAGCAAAGATGAAATTACCAGTAAAGAAAAGTGTTATGACTAATTTAGACAAATCAAAAGATTTCGAAGATAAATCTCTAAATCCTCTTGACTTAATAGCATAATGGAAGGAATAGGAACAATGAGAATGGGAAATGTTGATTGCAAAGGATCATATGCACACTCATTCGGAGCATTGAAAGATGGGACAAGATATGCGGATGCTTGGAGTGATACTGATTATAGACCACAGTTGAAAGATTTAATGTCTGTCGGAATGAAGGCTTTGAATACAGAAACAGGTGGAGCAGGAACTGCAGGATATGCAATGGTACCAATTTATGTGGATCCAAGAATTGTTGATGTAACAAGAAAGTTCACACCATTAGTAGAGTTAATCGCGAGAGTAACAAACCAAGGGATGACTGCAGATTATAATTCAATCACTGCAAAAGGTGGAGGTTATACTGCGGCTGAAGATGCAGCGTTACCAGAGAAGAACGATACTTATGTTCGAGCAAGTACTGCCATCAAGTTTTTATATGCAGTAGGTAGAACAACTGGACAAATGCAAGCAGCAATGCCAAGTTATATTCTTGAAGGTTTTCAACCAGCAGGAACAGGCTTAGGCGCAGGAAGCTCATTTAGTTCATCTGGAGTACCAAATGCAAAACAACTTGAAGTTATTATGAAAGCAAGGGAGATGAGAGAACTCGAAGAAAACCTTATCATAAATGGAAATGCAACAACTGATACAACCCAATTTAATGGAATTGTAGCATTACAGAGTACAACTAACGTTGTGGATCTTGATGGTGCAGCAATGACATGGGATGATGTTGAGACAGCTGTTAGATATGCTTTCGACGACGGTGGAAGACCGAAAATCGCAATAGCATCAAGCGCAGTAGTTCAAGATCTTAGAAAGTTGATAATTGATACATTTAGATATAATCCAAGTGATCTGGCTGGAGCATTACCATTCGGAGTATCTGCAGCAATTATATTGCAGACAATGGTCGGACCAATACCAGTGATCCCAAGCATGTATTTATCAAACACATCTGGAGCAAAGCAGATTTACTTTTTAGATACAGATTTTATTGAGATGAGAGTTTTACAAGATATGACTTATGAAGATTTAGCTAAAACTAATGATTCACAGAAGTTCATGTTGAAAATATACGAGGCACTTATCCTAAGAAATACAGCTTTCAATAGTTTCATCGACGACATACTATAAATCCTTTTTATTGTTTTTTTAGATTTTATTTTTTATTTTATTTTTTAGAAAAAACAAGGGAGAAGAAAACTCTTAAAAATTGTAATTAAATAAACGGAGGTATAAAAATATGACAACAATAGTAAGTGAAGACGACTGTGTAAACACAGAAATCATGCCAAATGCAGGAATCAAAATGATTCAAGTAGTTTGTCCTTCAACAGTGATTGGTGGAACAGACGACGTGACTGTAGATTTAACTGCATTCGGATGTACTAATATTCATGGAATTCATGTATTTGATGAAACAACAACTGGAAGTGTAGTAGTGCTCGAAGCAGCAACAACAAGTGTGACAACAGGTACATTGACAGTGGATTTAGGTGGAACAGACACAGGTGTGAAAACAATAATCCTTTACGCTTATTGATCTTGTCTTAACATAAAATGGGACAAGGATTAAAAGCAGTAGGAGGAAACCCGGCAAGTCCGCCTTATAGGAATGGACCTTACCAATGGGATCAACCAGTGAGTTTCACAGCAGGTTTTTCTGGAACAATGGTTGGAAAGCAAGGAATTATTTATTATGTGGATGAAGAGAACGGAAGTGATGGAAACGATGGATCAACTCCAAGTACAGCATTCGCAACAATTTTAAAAGCAACAGCTTTGGCCAGAGATGATTATTCAGACGATGCAGAATATCACATATTCATTGCACCAGGTTCTTATGATGAATCAGATTCATTAAGATTATATGGGCATGGAATACATATGCATGGAATGGGACATCCAGGAGCAGATTCAGGTGTGAACATTACAGATACAAATTGTACTTATGCACCAATTTTATTGGCGGGAGCAAATTGTACTATTGAGAATATAGAATTCTTAATGACAGATGCAACAAATTCTACTTATGGAGCAATTCATGTTATTGCAGGAGATAATTCTGTAATTAGAAATTGTGTATTCAAGAATGTAAGTGGAACTGGAACAAACGCAATGCTTGTAGATGACATGAGGCAAACAACAGTAGTTGATTGTAAATTTGGAGACCTTGGAACAGGGTTTGTTAATGGAATACATGCAGAAACTGGAGCAGATAAGTATATGGCTAATTGTAGAATAATAAACAATCAGTTTTATTCAACACAAGCGTCTGCAAAGGGAATTGTAATTCATGCTGACAATTTATGTTATGGAACAGTTATTGATTATAATTGGATTAATCTTGCAAAAGCAAGTGGAACACCAATTGGAATTGATAATAATAATACAAATGTTTGTTTGATCACAAGAAATATGGTTACTGTGCCTAGTAGCAAAGTACCAATTGAAAGTGCATCAAGTCCAACAGGGATTTTACATAACGCAACACAAGCTGGCTCTACAGAAGTCGATCCTAACACTGCTGCAGGTTAAATACATTAAAATGGAAAAACTAACAAAAGAAAATGTTGAAAAAGCTGAGGCGGAATTAAAGGAAAGACATGAGAAGAGTTTGAAAGAAAAAGATTCCAAGCAAAAGAAGAAAGCCAAATAATTTTATTTTTTATTTTTTTCTTGTTTTTTATTTTAAAAACAAGAAGTCTTCGGACTTTAAATGAATACCAATATTTAAATAATTGGGAGGATTAAAAAAAACATGGGACAAATTAGACAAATAAGATTGGTCGCAACAGTACCTGCAGGTGGAACTGGAGTAACTGCTGACACTGAAACAATTCACGGAGAAATCTTGAAAGTTGCAATTGATGTGACTGGAAACTCAATGGATATCAACTTAGATACATTGGGAGAGCCAGTAGCACAAGCAATATTGGATTATACTGGAAACACTGATACAACTTTCTATCCAAGAGTGGGTGTAGAAGATTACCAGGGAACAGCTTTAGTATATATTGCATCTGGAGAAATAATACCAGTGCCTTATACAGTGTTTGGAAAGTTAAGATTAACTTTGGCAAGTGCAGCAGCAGCAGAAACTGTGACGATGACAATTACTTATAGAGATTAAAAATGGAATTCATAAATAATGGAGAAGCAAAACAAGTAAGAATACGAGAAGGTAAAGAAAGATTTAGATGGGAACTTGTTAGGACAGGTGAAACAATTAATCTTCATTCTGATGTTGGGCTTATGTATGGATTTAGAAAAGTTAAAAATATTGAAACAACTAAAGGCAAAATTGGTGAGACAAAAGTAGAGACAAAACAAGTAGATCTAAAAAAAAAATCAGAGGACTACAAAAGAAAATTAATTCTAATTAAGGGAATAAGTGATAAAACTGCAAAAGATATTATTAAGGTATTTCCCACAGAAGACAGATTATTAAAAGCTATTTCTAAAAACGACGAACTTCCTTTCAGAGATGATATTGAAAAAAAATTGAGGGAATGTTATGAGTAATGGATTATTTATGAGTAATAAAGAATTTAATTCTTTGCCACAAAAAGAAAAACTTAATTGCCTTTATGAAAATCAGGTAAGAACTTTACAAGAAATAAAAGGATATAAATTTCATCAAAAAATTCAATATCCTTGGTTAGCAACTTTGACAATGGCACTAATATTTTTAATTAAAACTTTGGTTGGAGGCGCATAATGGCCTCTGATGGAACTTATGTAACAATTGCAAGTGTTAGAAGGACCTCTGGAATCGCTGCAACTGAAATAAACGATGATGATGTTTCTGCAATTATTTCTGAGTGCGAGCCACAGATTGAACGATTTTTTAATACAAAATTCACTCCAACAGAAAGAGTTGATCTTCTTGATGGAAACGGAACAAATAGATTAATGCTTGATAAAAATCCTTTGTTAGCTGTTAGAGAAGCAACGATAAATGGAGATACAGAAGATCCAGCACATTTTAGACTTTACAAAGAGAGTGGAAAAATAGAGTTAAATTCAGATGAGGCTTTAACAAATAGTACTTTTATACAAAGTCAAAAAAGAGTAATTGTTAAATATATTTATGGGCTGGTTGAGGAGAGTGTAACAGATACAACTTCAACGGCTGCAACAACAGCAGGAACAAGTGTAGATATAGGGATCGTGGCAGATTCTGATGATTACGAAGATAAGTGGGTTGAGATTTATGGCATGGATGGAAAAAAAGAAGTTGCTTTAGTTACGTCTGTAACTACAAATCAGATCACTGTAGATGAATTAGTTCAAACACATGAATCTGGAAGCAAGATTGTGGTCTTACAAATAAGCGAGATCTTCAGCAAGTTAATGAATTATGCATGCGCGATTTCAATGGTTGCAAGGATTGTTGGAGAATCTTATACAGATACAGTTGGTTATGGTCTTGGAGAATTAAGTGTACAAAAGGGTGAACCTTATACTCAATGGCGTGAAACAGCCACACAATTGATCAGAGAGAGAGATAGACTAATGGGAACTGCAAAAGCTCAGGGAGTTTTAAAACCAAGGTCGTATATTGCATAATGTATTTAAATAAGGATTTAATTAAAAAAGAAATGAAAAAATCAATAATAGCAATCATCGTTGTAGCGTTAATAATATCTGGGATTTATTTAATTTCTTCAGCAGATTGGACACCTTATGGTTATGATGAAATTAACTTAAGAGATTCTATAAACATTTCAAATACATTCTGGATTAAGGGAAGTAACTTTTTTTCTGGGATGAATGTCTCAGGAAATGCAAATCATTTAGAATATAATATAACAAATGTTAGTTGGCTTTTTGCAGATAATATTGATGGTTATTATAATAAGACCGAAGTCACGGCGAATATCACTGCGGCCAATACTTCCATGAAAACCTATGTGGATGCCGAAATAATTTTAGCCAATACTTCCATGAAGAATTATGTTGATTTAGTAAATAACACACAAGGAACTTGGGTTGATACATTATTTATTAGAATTACTGAGGTTGTTGATCAATATTACAATAAAACAGAAGTCACAGCTAATATAACCTCTGCTAATACAAGTATGAAAAATTACGTAGATGCGGAGATCATTAGTGCAAATACAAGTATGAAGAATTATGTAGACGCTGAAATAATTAGTGCGAATACATCAATGAAAACTTATGTTGATTATCAAGATCTGGCAATAAATACTTCTGCAACAACTTGGGTAGATAATCTCTTTGTTAGATTTACTGAGATAGTTGGACAAGTAGGAAATTGGACTTTAGATCAAAGTAATTATTATAACAAAACATATGTTGATACAAATATAACTGATGCTAATTCTTCCATGAAAACTTATGTAGATGGAACTTTTATCACCCAAGCAAATGAAGGCAATTTAGATGGTCAGGATCAATTTACAATTACAGGTTATAATGTTTCAGGAAATAATATTAATTGGAGTGATCTAAATGAATTTCCTGTGGCTTGTCCTTCAGGATCTTATTTAACTAAATTAGACGATAGTGTAACTTGCACAGAAATTTCAAATATTGATAATCTTACAACAGGAAATTTATATTTTGGAAATACTAACGGAACTTTTAATGAAACTGTAGCTAACAGACCCTTTGTAAGTAATGCACCAAGAACAATAACTGTAGATGATTCAGGCGGATCAGATTATTTAACAATTCAAGAAGCTGTTAATCAAATTCCTTTTATTTTAAGACATGAATATAGAATTAATGTTGCAGACGGAACTTATGACGAAG